AACGTCTGTTGCAGTACCTGTTGCATCGGCATTTAAGTTGCCGTCTTTCAACGTAACACCCGCCGCAGGGTTCATCCCATTGGGATCAAGAGTGGCATAGTTTTTCGTTGGTGTATCCGTCATCTGATCGTCAGCCGTCAGGCCACTGCTGGTAAAGTCATTGGCGTTACCAGAGGTGTCGTCGCCTAGCGCAGCAGAGTCACCAAACTCTAGGAAGAACCCGTTGTTTCCGTAGCTGCCGGAGTAAGCCTTCGGAATCCAGCGGTTCGTCGAGGAGTCAGTTTGGCCAAAGCTGCTTGGTGCTAACTGCTGACCGTCGATGAAATGAACGTCGGCTAAGTATGCGTCTAGATACTGCGATCCTCCATAATCTCGCCCTATTTCCAGAACAGCAGAGGATGTGTTCATTCCTATGTCTGATCCACTAGACGGATTATTGTTAGGAGAGAAGCTGGTAAGCTGTCTGCCGTTTACATAAATTTTAATTCTGTCCGCCGCAGTGGCTTGGTCTGTATCTGCGGCCACAACGATATGGTTCCACAGCGAAGCGTCTTTGAAAACTTCGGTGGACTGCTTCCAAACAGTATACCACCCGGTAATGTATAATTGATCTGAACTCAAAAACTTTATCGCAAGATACCCGGCATCAGTAGACGCGCTGCGAACGTTAAATAAAGTCGTATTTGAGCCTATAAGCCCACGCTTGACCCATGCACTCCATGTCCAGCGATTTGAGTCAGTGGCCGTTCCTTGAGTATCCGATAGATACGGCGAATCATCATCGTTAAACCGCGCCGAGTTATCTATCGTGTACGTTTCCGTGATCGGCTGGAAACTGGCGATGCGCTGACCGGCGCCATTGCCCGTCCATGTATAGCTGTTGAAATACTTGCTGCCGTCATCGATGGTAGGTGTGGGGAGGTTGGCGGTGCATAAAGCATTGAAGCCTGTGGGCGGCGTAAAGTGGAAACCGCTCTGTCCAAAATCTACGACGCAATCAGCCGTCGAGTAAGACGCATTACTGGAGTTGTGGAAGAACGTGCAACCATTTGCCCCGTAAGTATTTATCCAGTCAGTTATATCAATTCCTGTTGACGGAACGGTTGGGTCGTCAGTTCCAGTTCCAGAATTACCCCACCACGTTACGCTTGTGTCAGTGGTAAACGCCGTCCCGCCCCAGTAACGGTTGTTATCTAGGTCAAGTGCGTGAATGCAGTACAAGTCATTAGTTGACGCAATCGTAGTTCCGTCCGGCTCTTTAATGGTTGCCGAGAAACCAGACGCGCCGGGTGGAGCAGTAAAACCAATTTTATCCTGCTTACCAAAGCCAAACCCATAGTTGGGCGTTAAGGCTGTGTTCTGCCCACCATAATACTGAGCCAAAGCCCAGTCGGTAATCTTGCCGTAGTTGGTGGGCAGGAAGCCATTAGAGGAATAGGTGCCGTACCGACCGCCTACTAGCGTCTCAATGTACCACTTACCGCTCGTTGGTGTGGACATTGTAGCGGCTGCACCCGAATAGTATGCCGCCGTGCCGCAATACAAATTGCCGTCGGCAAGTGTGACGCCATCTAAGTTGATTGGCGAAAATGTCGGGAAATTATTAGTCGGCGTGTCCAGCATCTGATCGTCCGAGGTCAGCCCTGACGATGTGAGGTCGTTGCCGTTGCCGCTCTCGTCAGCACCTAGATCAGCGGAGTCAGCGCCAGTGATATAAAAGCCGTTGGTGCCGTATGTTAGCCCGGTAACTTCAATCGGACGCCACACACCATTGTCGTCATACTCACCAAAGGTTGTCGGGTCGGTAATATATTGTCCGTCGAGGTGATGAATTTCTGCCGCATAAATGTTGGCAAACGTCGAATGTCCCCACGCCTGTGTTGCAAAAGACATGCGTTTGCCACCGCCAGAAGCGTTCATATCGTACGGATAATTAGGCGGGTTCTTACCTGCGTCCAGACTTAATTCTTCACCGTTTACCCAAATGCGCTGCGTGGTATTAACAGCATCAACAGCCCAGATAACATGATACCAAGCTGACGGGTCTCTAAATTTTCGGGGGTTGACCGACCCATACGGGTTGGCACCTGACGTATCAAAATAGGTATGAATTGTATCGTCGGTGCTATTTATATAAATGGCACAAACGCCATCGTTTGTACTGGTCTGACCCGCAGTCATTAAATAATCAGTAACGCCCGTCTTACAGCGTTTAAACCAGAACGATGTCGTCCATTTTTTTTGATCGCCTGTAGAAGTGGGTGTTCGTGTTAAATATGCATTGTCAGACGAATTAAACCGAATCGACTGGTCGATGGTGTAACCACCAGCACCTGATGCACCTGCAAGAATGTCGTTTTGAAATACCATCAGTTAATCCAACTAGTTATGTTACAACAGGCGTCCAGCTGTCAGATGGTCCAACAGGAACAGGAATCCAGACAGGGTACTGTCCAAGTATTATATCAGCAGATACTCCAGTCACAACGATGTTTGCCGCAGCGGTTACTGTCACAGTTCCGTCGTTAATATCCAGAGACTGACCAGTCAGAACTGTATTAGAAGGCGCAACGACAACAACCGTACCTTCATCAATATCCAGAGATTGACCGTCCAGCAAAATGCTCTGTGCAAAAACAACGGTTACTTCGCCTTCGTCAATGTTCAAAGACTGACCGACAAGAACAGCTACAGCTTCGGCAGCGGCTGTTGCCGTACCTTCATCAATGTCTAACGATAGGCCTGTCAGGACAGCGGTAACGTCGATTACCGGTTGAGCGGAAAACGGCGTTTCGGATAGTGCCGAGAAGCCAAACATGGTTACGTCACATTCAGTGAGGCAACCGCATGAATAGCAACGGAGGTCTGAACTACGTAGTCAATACGGTCAGTAGCAGATGTGCCGGTAGATAACGTCGGAGCCGTGCCTCCGGGAAATTTCCAGACAGAACCAAACGATAATGTGCGTCCACCTGTCGTGTCCTGAATGACAAAAATAGAACCGGTCTGTCCGGGGTCGATGTTCGACGGACTTTCTAACGTGCGGTTTCCGGCAAGAGTTACCGAGAAGTTTTGGGCTGTGTCGAAATCAACACTAATTGAAGCTGCGTCAGTTAGCGTGGTAATCGCAGCACGGGCAGATTGTGTAATCTCAAACTGTTTATCTGGCGATGTTCCGCCTACTTTTAACGACGTTGAAAAAGTCCCAGTTGTGGCTGAAACAGTTCCACCTGCAAGATTGACAGCGTTTGTTGCATTGGTTGCTGACGTCGCCGTAATCGCTGTCGCTGCCTCAGTTGCAGAAGCAGCAAAGTTGGCGTTCGTTGCGGACAGGGCGAACGTAGCGTTGGTTGCTGACGTTGCTGTGATAGCCGTAGTTGCTTCAGTGGCCGACGTGGCGAACGATGCAGATGCTGCGAAGTTAGCATTTGTAGCCGACGTGGCATACGTCGCTGACGTTGCGTTGGTGGCAGAGACAGCTGTGGTCGCATTGGTTGCAGAAGCTGCGAAGGTAGCTGATGCAGCAAACGTTGCAGACGTTGACCGAGTAGCCGATACGGCAAACGTGGCGTTCGTTGCTGACGTTGCGAAGATTGCAGTCGCAGCTTCCGTGGCTGACGTGGCGAACGTAGCTGACGTTGCACGTGTTGCAGACGTTGCGAACGTGGCCGATGTTGCATTGGTAGCCGACACCGCCGTAGTTGCATTGGTGGCGGATGCAGCGAAGGTAGCTGATGCAGCAAACGTAGCTGACGTTGCACGGGTTACCGACACCTCATCGGCTGCATCACGATAGACGGCCTTGTCGGACGGGTAGGTGACGAAGACATCTTTTGTCCCTGCCGAGAAGTTTACCGCTGCATCAGAGTTAGATGATTCAAGAATAGTATCACGGGACAGCAGAGTTCCGGCGGCGGTGTACGTACCAAGGCCGCCCTCCCATTCATCCGCAGATGAATTGACAATGGCATAATACGTTGTGTTGCCGTCTCCAACTGATGCAAACGATTCAAACCCGGAGACAGCCCCGCCGAGCGTGATCGTGCCAGTACCGGTGGTCGTGGTTTGTTCCTTGACCCTGTCTTTAAGAACCAGTGCCATGGGTCAGGCCTACGAAGACTTGATGCGGATAATTGCTGTTGCCGCAGCAGCAGCCGGGAACTGAATCGTAAAGTCACCGTTCGATGAAGATTTATCTGCACCGAAGTCGAAAACTGCAATGGCCTTATCTGCATTCGTCGAGTTGTAGATCAAGGCACCACGGGCAGTAATCGTTGCCGCAGTGACGACCGCGTCGGTAATCGATACGACAGCCACCGATGAATCCGTAGTCACGTCGATGCCGGTCAGTGTCACGCCACCAGCAGAGTAACCAGTCCCAACTGTTTCATTGGTTGCGGTGTATGCCGTCGTGCCGTCGGAGAGCGAAGCCGCCGAAGTATAAAGTGCAAGTTTAATTGCGTCGGTATCAAGATCATGCTCACCGAGGAGAATCTCCTTTTTGAAGCTGATACAAATGCCTGAAGTAATAGCCATTACGGGCCTCCGGTAAGTGTGTTGGCGTTGTTAGCCTGTTGATTATGCGGCTCCAAATCATCACGACGGGCACGACGGGCACGATTGCGGAGCAATTCGATTTCCTTAGTGTAAAGTTCAGTCCAGAGTTTAACAACTTCGAAGTTCTTGTTGAACAACTCGGCCTCGACCATACAAGCATAGAACAGGGCGTTCGGTGTCTCTGAGGTGTAGTAGTTTGTCGGAGTTGCTGACGTCAGTGCTGTCGGTGCTGCGACAAAGGCCAGTTCGATGTTGAATGCAGATACCGGTGTCGGGGCCACGATCATCGTGTTGTCGTCCCAAAGTCCGTAATACTTCGGCGTACCGGTGGATGTACGGACAGGCCAGTAGTCTGCGATGAAGTCCACGTTTCGGTTCAGCAGATTGATGCGTGTCCCGTTGGCCGTGATATTGGCAGACTCGACGATGGTAAATCCTGTCGGCAGTCCGAGAAACGGGTCGGATGCAACAAGCTGCGAATACTGGTGCTGTGTCAGACCGGCATCGTCAATGTCAAGAGTCAGCCGTGCCTCGGCCCGTTCGATGAACTGGTCGATCTGAGCGGCAAACTCTGTACCGTCATTCTCGGTGGACTCAATGATGTTCGTCCGTAGCTGTGAATAGGTAAGAGCCATTATGCCTGTCCATTATGATATGCCGGAAGACTGTCGTCAGGCGTCCAGCTTCCGTCGGTTGCAGAGGTATCCGCAGTCGTATCTGGCCTTGGATGGTCAAGACTTGGATCATCTGTCGTCACCACATTTGTCATGTTCTGCGGATGATTCACCGCATTGTACGCACCATCGTAACACTCGGAGCAGACCCATACGCCGACCTCGACTTCGTTGCGTAGCTCGATGTACTTACAACGAAACCCGCACCGGTCGCAGATAGCATTAGATCGACGCCCCGTCGCCATCAGAGACTACCCAACTTGGGACGGATAAACATCGACGTACGCTGACGATCTTCTTCAAGGGCGAAAGCGAACGATTCCTCGTACTGCTGCTTCAGAAAACTGATACGAGACGGGTCAATGCCGGGACGGCGGGTAGACATCTTGTAGGCCAGACCGTCTACCAGCGGCGGGAGGAATCGGAACGGGACATCGCCGGTCTGAATGGCCGATGCTGTTACGTCCTGCACTCTGGTCATGGCAAACAGATTCATCGTGTAGGTCTGATCAGGTGTCGGCCAGACGTACATGCTGACATTGTCCTTGCCACGGAGGAAGGAGAACTGTGTGGGCCGTCCGGTCTGCGACTTGTCAGGCAGCTTCATGTAGTCCTGATAGGTAATCCGGTTCATCTCCAGATCGTTGCTGTTCACGTTGATCGTGGTCTGGAGACTGTCGATAATGTCTGAGTCGAGCGTATAGGATGTCGTGGATGTGGTGACGGTAACCGGAGTATCGACCAGCTTCCAGAGCAGAACGCCACGGTTCTGCCACTCGGTAAGCAGCAGGTTCAGTGCAATACGCGCCGACCGGGCCTCTTCACCACTGATCGGCTGACCACCGATCTGCTCGAAAGCCTGTTCGATTACGTCGTCAATTGCGAGATCAAATGTCGTCTGGCCTGAACTTGCCATGCTGAATCGCCTTCTGTGTGCGGCGATGGACGAGATCGCGGTACGTCTTCCACGGGCATTCGTCGTAGTAGCCCTGCTTCTCCAAATTATAGGATGCAGCAGTTAACTTCGAAAGTTGCTGAACGAAGATCATTGCGTAGTCTTCTTCGACTACAGGCTCCCACTCGGCGTCCAGATACGTCAGTCCGTATTCGTTCGGATCGTCGTCTGGGTGGTACGCCATAATCCACATATCTTCTGCCACCAGACCTTCGTTCTTTTCATCAACATAACGGGCCAGTTCTTCAGCAGTAAGTCCTTCAACATCAGAAATAACACAGATGAATACGTCACGGCCACTAGCGGTATAAAAATCAAGAGCGTCAGTAACATCGTCCAGACCATCGCAAAGACCGACAGCGACATGTCCAGCATCCCAAGCGTCTGCTGCGAACGGACACGGAGACAATCCGCCAAGCTGTTCAGATGGTTTCGAAAGGACTTCAGTAGTCCATCGACGAAGGTCGGCAATGTAATCACTTACGGGCCTTACTTTTTGCATTGGTCTTCCCCTTCTTTTTCGGGGATTTTACTTTACCACCGCCACGCATCATAGACTTTTTCTTCATCATCGGCTTCATTGCCATCGTCAGGCTCCTTTATCTAGTTCATGACACTCGGCTTCAAGTATCTGATGACCGAACATCGTATAGGTATTCATGGC